TGATGGCATTAGAGCGTGCAAAGGGCGGCTTATGGTGGCTCAAAAGTTAGGGTTAGATGAAGTGCCACACATTACGCTAGAAGGGCTTACAGAGGCGCAGAGGAAGGCTTACGTTATAGCTGATAATAAATTAGCGTTAAATGCTGACTGGGATTATGAATTATTAAAAATAGAAGTAGAAAATATAGCGCAAGATATAGATTTATCGTTATTGGGGTTTGATGATCAGGAATTAGCAAACATCATTGATGGATTATCTGAAGATTCTAGCGAATTAAAAGAAGAATCATATTCCGAGGTATTTAATATTATTGTTAGCTGTGAAAACGAAGGTCATCAAGAAAGGGTCTATAATGAATTATTAGAAAAGGGTTATTCATGCCAAGTTCAAAGTTTGTAATAGAAAGCAAGATACCTTCTTCCTTTAGGGTTGAAAAAGTTAAAGGGCAATTCGATTATGACGCATCTGTTGTTCGTAAAGAATTTGATGTAGATATACCTATTGAAGATATAGATTGGAATATTGGGTTAATTGTAGGAGCTTCAGGCTCTGGCAAAACAACAATTGCCAAAAACGTATTTAAAGACTTTGAATTATTTGATGGTTTTGAATGGTCAGATAAAACAGTAATAGATGATTTTGACGAAAAGTTATCCGCAAAAGACATAACTGAAGCATTAAGCAAGGTTGGTTTCTCTAGTCCTCCAGATTGGCTAAAGCCTTTTAGTGTATTATCTAATGGTCAAAAAATGAGGGCAGAATTGGCTAGAGTGATTTTGGAAAGCGATAAACCTATTATATATGATGAATTTACATCTGTTGTAGATAGGCAAGTTGCACAAATTGGCAGTGCCGCGATCCAAAAGTTTATTAGACGTGAAAACAAGCAGTTTATAGCTGTATCATGTCATTACGATATAGAAGAATGGCTAGAGCCAGACTGGATATATGATGCCAATGAGAAGCAATTTTATCGGAGGTCACTTAGGCGACCCAATATCAATGTTGAGATCAGAAAAGCATCGCAAGAAGAATGGAAATTATTTAAAGAGTTTCATTATTTAAGTGCTGATCACAATAATGCGGCACATAGATATATTGCTGAAATAGGGGGAGAACCAGTTGCATGGTGCAGTTTTTTGCATTTTCCTCATCCAAAATTGAAAAATTGCAAACGAATACATCGAATAGTTGTAAAGCCCGATTATCAAGGTATAGGCGTTGGTGGTAGATTCATGTCTGAATTGGCAAAAGATTATACTAAATCAGGAACAAGAATTAGATTGGTAACGTCTGCGCCATCATTTATTCATGGTTTATCAGCTTCCAAAAATTGGATGATGGTTAGAAAACCGTCAAGGCTTAAAAATACTGATAAAAGTGGCGCAAACGATAAATCTATATCTTTAGCGAGAACAACATCATACGCAAGATTAACAGCATCATTTGAATTTGTAGGATGATATGAAAATAGGCAATCAAGGCGATGGTGGCGGTAGACCGATGATTGAGTTTACGCCAGAGCAAATAACCCAGCTAGAGGCATTAGCGGCTGTACTGACTAAAGGCCAGATCGCTGATTACTTTAGCATTTCCGAAACAACCTTGCGGGCTATCGAACAAAGACAGCCTGAAGTTTCTGACGCTTATAAAAAGGGCAGGGTTAAACAGTGCGCTAGTATGGGGTCTAACCTTATACAATTAGCCAAAGCGGGTAATGTGGCGGCCAATATCTTCTATCTCAAAACGCAAGCTGGTTGGAAAGAATCAGAGCCAGAGGCGCAGGATATACCCCCGATTAATATCATAGTAGACGGCAATGCAATTAACTCTGCCTCAGAGTGAGATATTCTGTAGCCCTAGCAGATTCAGGGTATGCGTAGCGGGTAGGCGATTCGGTAAGACGTTTCTATCTACTGGCGAACTTTTAAAGGCGGCCACTAGCGGTAAAAATAAAAACTGTTGGTATGTCGCCCCTACCTATGGATCAGCCAAAGAGATTGCGTGGCTAATGTTGATTCATACTATCCCGCAAGAATACATATCTAAAACCAACGAGAGCGCATTAACTTTAAGACTGATAAACGGGTCGGTCATTAGCCTAAAGGGTGCGGAAAAGCCAAACAACCTTAGAGGCAGGGCATTAGACTTTGTTGTGCTAGATGAATTTGCTGATATGCGGCCAGAGGCGTGGTATGAAGTAATCAGGCCATCGTTATCTGACAGGCAAGGTTCAGCATTGTTTATCGGTACGCCTAAAGGTAGAAATCACTTTTATGATCTCTGGGCAAAAGGGATTGATAAGGCGGTAGATTGGGAATCATTCCAATACACCACCATCGAGGGCGGCAACGTACCCGAAGAAGAGATAGAGCAAGCCAAGCAGGATTTAGATGAGCGTACGTTTAATCAGGAATACTGCGCGGAGTTTGTAACGTATTCTGGATTGATTTATTACTCGTTTAGTCGTGAAGAGTCTGTATTGGCTATAGACGATGATAATGGTACACTGCATATTGGTATGGATTTTAACCTTGATCCCATGTCAGCCGTAATCTGTGTACGTAAAGGCGGGACGCTGTATGCAGTTGACGAGATTGTCATGTATGGATCAAACACCGATGAAATGGTAGCGGAGATTGATGAGCGTTATCCAAATCGGAATATAATTATCTATCCAGATCCAGCATCAAGACAGCGGAAAACATCTGCTGGTGGTCGCACAGATTTGTCGATCTTACAAAACGCAGGATACAGCGTTAAGGCGAAAAAGAATCACGCACTGGTCAGGGATCGGATCAATGCTGTAAATAGTCGTTTACTGTCGAGCGATGGTGAACGGCATTTGTATATCAGCCCGAAATGCAAGCAGACGATTAAGTCATTAGAAAGGCAGACGTACAAAGAAGGGACAAGCCAACCAAATAAAGACGGGTTCGATCACATGAATGATGCCCTTGGTTACTTGGTTGAATACTTGTTCCCCGTTCGCACTGAATACGACACACCACAACCACAAAGGTGGACTTGATGAAAACGATTGAAACAACGCATCCAGAATACGACAACAATCAGTCGCGCTGGGAGTTTTATTTGCGCTCTTATATGGGCGGTGAGGATTACATAGATGGAGCGTACCTAACGCGCTACATTTCAGAAGATAAAGATGAGTACAACCGAAGGCTCGATCTAACCCCGATAGATAACCACTGTAAAAACATTGTTCACATTTACTCTAGCTTCCTATGGCGAGTACCCCCGACTAGGGCGTATAACTCAGCCGCTGGTAACGTAGCACTTGAGCCATTTCTGAAAGATGCTGATCTTGACGGGCGTAGCTTTAATGCGTTTATGCGAGAGGCGCAGGTTTGGTCTAGCGTTTACGGCCATGTTTGGTTGATGATGGATAAGCCTAAGTCAACAGCAGGAACAAAGGCAGAAGAATTAGAGCAAGACATACGCCCTTATGTAACGATGTTCACTCCTGAGAACGTATTTGACTGGAAGTACGAAAGAACGGCCAGCGGTAGATTTGAGCTAGTCTATTTAAAGATTAGGGAAGCAATCGACAGGGTAACTGATACGCAAACAGATACATGGTATCGGGTCTGGACTAAAGACAGCGTACAGCTATGGCATTCGGTCAATGATAATGAGCGCATGGTTGAGCAAGAAGATAACGCACTAGGCAAGATCCCTGCTGTATTCCTTCCTGCCCAGAGATCAGTTGTTCGCGGTATCGGCATATCAGATATATCCGATGCGGCCTATATGCAGAGAGCGATCTATCAGGAACTGTCAGAGATAGAACAATTAATCAGAATCAGTAATCACCCTACTTTAGTGAAGTCATTTCAGACTGATGCTAGTGCAGGGGCGGGTGCAATCATCAATATGCCTGACGATATGGATGCGAGTTTAAAGCCCTATCAGATACAGCCTAGCGGTCAGAACCTTGATGCCGTTCGCAACTCGATAAAGGATAAGGTCGAGGCAATTAATCGCATGGCGCATATGGGTGCTGTTCGCGGTACTGAGGCAATGACGCAATCAGGCGTGGCGATGCAAACAGAGTTTCAGATGCTAAATGCGAAACTATCTGAGAAGGCCGATATCTTAGAACTGGCAGAAGAGCAGTTGTGGCAGTTGTTCTGTGAGTGGCAAGACATAACCCCAGACGTTGAAATATTTTATCCTGATGCATTTGATCTACGCGATTACGATAAAGAACTATTGTTCCTACAGCAGATGCGATCTACGGGCGTTAAGTCAGTGACCCTGATGCAGGAGATAGATAAGAAGATCAGCGATCTAATCCTAGATGATGAGGCACTGGCTAAGTCGCACGTTGAGATTGAAGAATCTGCTTCTGTGCTTGGTGACTTCTCTGATAAGACTCAGATATACAGCTACCACATTGATGCGGGTGTTGTCACTCCAAATGAAGTAAGGCAGAAAATTGGCCTTGATGAGATAGATGGTGGTGATGAGTTGATTGAGCCTAAAGATGAAGATCAAGCTCCATCAGGTAGCGTAGGACAGTTTTAATGCCAGCGGATACGGCTTATTCTGAAGTGCTGGAGAAGTTAGCCGACAGCCATCAAGAAAGGCTACAGGCGGCTCTAGTGACGTTAGAGGAAAGGGTTGCTGATCTTATGGCAACTGCGCCTCTACAGGATGGTAATCTGTTCGATTTAGAATGGGCTATATCTGCGCGTAACGAAATTAGATCAGCGATTGATGAAACGTATCTAGCCACTGTTGATGCGATGATAAGGGACTACAATGGCGTAGCGGCTGAAGCGGCTGTAATGCTAAAGACATACGGAGACTTTACAAAAGCAAGCCCTGCGGTCATTAGCCAACTACAGCGGTTATCCTTCCAAGGATTCGAGGCTATCGCTAATGAGTACCTTGATGTTATAGCTACTGAGATTTACCAGAACACCCTTACGGGCAGAGCGTTTGCAGATTCGGTAAAGACTATTCGCCATGCAGTTAATGGCGTATACATTCAATCTGATGACTTAGAGGCACAGCGGTTAGTTGATATAGCAAGAACAGGCACAGCGGCAGAGAGTGCGGCCGCAGTTGAGAAGCTACATACCCTGTATGCTAGGGATCGGGTTGGCAATAACCTTAGACGTTACTCTACCCAGATGGCGCAGGATAGCTTGATGCAGTTCGATGCTTCCATTAACACCGCTATCGGTAAAGAATCAGGCGCGACTAAATGGAAGTATTACGGCACAACGGTTAGGGATACCAGGCCGTTTTGTAGGGAACACGTTAATCAGGTGTTTACTACAGAAGAAATCGAAGAGACATGGGCGGGTAGTTGGAAAGGCAAGGCCGCTGGCGATCCGTTTATTGTAAGGGGCGGCTATAACTGTCGCCATCATTTTAGACCAGTACTAGAGGAATAAATCATGCCACAAGGTAAAGGTACATACGGTAGCAAGGTCGGCAGACCAAAAAAGAAGAAAAAAAAGAAGATGGTTAAAAAATAATCATTTATGGTACAATTTTGATTCACCAATACTCTTTATGAGGTTCGTAACATGAGCGATGAAATCATGGAAACAGAAGCAGAGACTGAGACTGTGGCAGTAGAAACTCAGGAAGTAAAAACCTTTACTCAGGATGAACTAGACCGCATTGTTGCGGATCGTGTTGCAAGAGAGCAACGTAAGTTTGACAAGAAACTATCTGGCGTGGATCTGGATGAAGCAAAAGAACTGCTGGCACAAAGAGAAGCCGCAGAACTAGAGCGACAAAAAGAGCGCGGAGAGTTTGATGCGATCCTGAAGAAAACGGTTGAGAAAAAAGACATGGAGATACAGAGTTATAAAACGAAGTTGCAACAGACGCTAGTAGATGGAGCGATTCTAGGTGCGGCATCTAACAATAACGCTGTAAATCCAAATCAAGTTTCTCAGCTACTAAAAAGCAATACTCGCCTGTCAGATGATGGCAATGTAGAGGTGCTAGACGATAACGGCACTCCACGTTACAATGACAGCGGTGAACTGCTATCAGTCAATGAGATGGTAGCTGAATTCTTGACAGCAAACCCGCATATGGTCAAAGCCTCTCAAGGTGGCACTGGCTCGATGGGAAACGCTGGTGGCTCTACGCAGAAGCCTCAATCTGTGGCAGATATGGTAGCAAACTGGAATGATGGCGGTAAGGAAGCATTTGCCGCTATGAAAAAAGGCTAACCACTTAACCACAATTTTTTATTTAGAGGACTTTTAAAATGGCCGCAACAACTAGTGCAACTCTTGACGATCTGTTTGCGAATATTATCGCACAGGCTCGATTCACTGCTGAAGAGCAGTCTTTAATGCTGGGTCTTGTTACTCAGTACAACATCGGCAACCAAGCTGGTAAAACTATTCAGGTTCCTAAGTACCCTGCAATAGCCGCCGCTGATTTGACCGAAGGCACAGACATGACTAGCACCACTGTTTCAACTTCTTCAGTGTCAATCACTGTAGGCGAAGTTGGCGCACAGGTTCTACTTACTGATCTAGCCGCTATGGGTGCGGGTAATCCTGCTGAAGAATTAGGAACTGTACTTGGTAACGCTATCGCTACTAAGATCGATACTGACCTGATTGCTTTGTTTGATGGATTCTCTAGCTCAATCGGTACTGCTGGTGCAGAGATCACTGTAGCCGACTTGTTCAAAGCCGCCGCTACTCTACGCGCTAATAAAGTAACTGGCGTAATCAATGCTGTAGTACACCCATATCAGGCGTACCAGTTGAAAGCTAACCTAACTAACACCTTTGCTAACCCCAACGGTGGCGACTTGCAGAATGAAGCAATGCGTAACGGTTATGTTGGTACTATCGCTGGTATCAATGTATATGAGTCTGCTAATGTTTCTATCGATGGTTCTGATGATGCTAAAGGCGCAGTATTCGCTCCAGAAGCACTTGCTATCGCTATGAAGCGCGACTTCCAAATTGAGCCACAGCGCGATGCTTCTAATCGTGCATTTGAGCTTAACGCTACTGCCATTTATGGTGTTGGTGAGTTGGATGACTCGTTCGGTGTTGAAGTACTTTCGGATGCCGCACTGTAAGACTATGATTGCCCCCTTTTCGGAGGGGGCTTTTCTTACGAGGTAACTATGGCAATAACGTATCGCGGTGAAAGGTTTGAGGGCTATAACAAGCCCAAGCGCACCCCCAGACATCCAGATAAAAGTCATGCAGTATTGGCTAAAGAGGGTGACAAGGTTCGTTTAATTCGATTCGGTCAGCAGGGGGCAGATAACAAGCCGCCTCGCAAAAACGAAAGCGAAGCAGACAAAGCAAAGCGTAGAGCGTTTAAAGCCAGATTTGCCAAAGACATAGCAAGAGGCCGCAAAGATAAAACAGCATCAGCGGCATACTGGGCAGATAAGGTGAAGTGGTAATGGCATTCTCTCAAGATTCAGACTTAGTTGATTTAGTTCCTGATATTCTCTCTTTAGGTATCACATCATTTGCTGACGATCATGCAAAGTCGCAAGCAGATATTGAGCGCGAGTTGCGGATCAAGTGGTGGCCTAAAAAGGGTATTGCGGGAGAAATGGATAACTCTAAACTTACTGACTCACAGTTTACCCGATGCTCTGCGTATTTAGTGTTAGCACGATATGCTTTGCCGCAACTAACTAACTGGGTAGAAGATGACCGATTCCAAAACATGATGGACTTTTATAAAGCCCGTTATGGCGAGGAGTTTGACGCTATACTCAGAGATGGTGTTGAGTACGATGATGATGGCAATAGCACTATCGACAATGATGAAAAGCAATCAGTAAACTCTGGTCGGTTAATTAGATAATGGATATACGCCTAGATACTAACGCTAAAGAGATTGCCAGAAGAGTAGGCAAAAAAGGCAAGGAGCTATCTGCAAGCGTTAAACGGGCATTACTGATTACAGCGCAGGAAGGCGTAAATGTAATACAGGATAGAACTGCCAAGGGTGTAGGCTATAAAGGGATGTTCGCATCATATACACCAGAGTATGCATTGTTTAGATCAGGGAAAGGCAGAGGTACAAAGCCAGATTTAAACTTTACGGGTCAGATGCTAGGGTCTATGTCTGTTAGGGCTAATAGTAAACAGGCTGAGATATTTTTCAGCAGAGCGACTGAATCGAAAAAGGCCGCAATGAACGACAAGAAACGTCCGTTCTTTGGCTTTAACGATCAGGAAGAAAAGCAACTGGGCAAGATATTCTTTAAGGCGTTAAAATGAGTGTAAGAGAAAACATTGCCAATAATATAGTTACTACCCTGCAAGCAATAACATCGCCTGTAGCGGTTAAATACGTAACTAGAGAGCCATTTGCTTTTGACAAGTTATCCAATGCTCAGTTCCCAGCGATTCTAGTTAGGAGCGCAGGAGAGAACAGAGAAGATAGTAGTCTAGGCGGGTCAATCACTCAGCGCATGGCTACAATAGATTATGAACTGGTTTGTTTTGTTAAAGGGTCTGTAATTGATACAGCGCGAAATAACATTATTGAAGCAGTAGAAGAGGGTCTTGATGTTGATCGTTTGCGTGGGGCTAATGCCTTAGACACGCAGATAACTAACATTGAGATAGATCAGGGTTCTATTGATCCCATTGGTGGGGTCATTATTACAGTTCGCGTGTTGTATCAGTACACTCGCGGCACAACTTAACTTTTATTTGAGGTGTAAATCATGGCGACTAAAACAGGCGCATCTGGAGTAGTAAAAGTACAAGTCTCAGGCACGACTGTTGCCGTGGTTGGCGAAGTACGATCTTTCACTTTTGACGGTTCTGCGGACACTATTGAAGATTCCGTAATGGGCGATACTGCGCGTACTTACAAGCAGGGTCTATCAACTAACACTGTATCTATCGAATGCTACTGGGATGAAGCAGACGCACAGCAGTTGATCTTAGATGAACGTGCTGATGTAGACTTTGAAATCTATCCTACTGGTACTGGTACTGGCGAAACTTATTTCTCTGGTGGCGGCATCGTTACTTCACGTTCTATAACTGGCGCATTTGATGGCATGGTTGAAGCCAGCTTTACCATCCAGTGCAGTGGAGCAATCACAGAAGCTACAGCGTAATAGGGGGATTTAAACCATGGGATTAGCTAGAGAGTTACGCAACAGAAGGGAAGTAAAAGCGCGAGAAGTTGTTGTTCCTGCGTGGGGTGATGAATCTGGAGACTTTAAGTTATATTGCAGGGCTATTACCTGTTACGACTTAGATCAACTTCAGAAGAAACACCCCAACTTCCTTAATAACACTACCATCGGTGCAATGGTGGATTTGATCTGTATGAAGGCAGAAGATGAAGGCGGTAATAAACTTTTCCCAACTGCTGAAGATCGCATGGATTTGATGGGCGAGGAAACTAATATCATTAGTGACATTGCCAATCAGATGTTTGCAGAGATCGAGTCTATTGAGGCAATCGAGGGAAACTGAGAACCGATCAATCAAGGATGAACTTATTGTCTTTGGCTGATCGGCTTCACTTAACAATAGCAGAGGCAGAGCAAATGCCTGTCAACCACTTTAATGAGTGGCTGGCCTATTTCCAGATAATGAGTGAGAGCGATGGCTGAAAACGTCAAGATTACGATAAGCGCATTAGATAAAACCAAGAAAGGTTTTGGCAGTGCTACCAAAGGTCTAAAAGCTGTTGCTGGTGCTGTACTCAATGCCAAGACAGCCATTGTCGGCTTAGTTGGCGCGGCTGGTTTTGGCGCACTTATAGCATCCTCACTTAGAGCAACTGATACCCTTGCTAAAACCGCAAACAAGATTGGCACAACCACTGAGGCTCTTGGTGCTTTACGGTATGCCGCTGATCTTACTGGCGTTTCTACGCAGACTATGGATATGGCTCTGCAAAGGTTTACCCGCAGGACTGCTGAAGCCGCCAAAGGAATGGGTGAGGCTAAAGGCGCAATTCGAGAACTGGGTATAAATGCTCAAGAATTAAACAGAATGCCGCTAGATAAGCGCATGATTGTTTTGGCTGATGCTTTTGCAGAAGTAGAAAGCGAATCAGATCGACTGCGTTTAGCGTTTAAGCTGTTTGACTCTGAAGGTGCGGCATTAGTAAATACTTTAGCGCAAGGCGGTGATGGCCTGAGAGCCATGCTTGGCGAGGCTAGAGCATTAGGGTTGGCAATGTCTAGCACTGCCGCTAAGGGCGTAGAAGATACCGTTGATTCCCTGACTAAATTGCAAGGTCTTTTTAAAGGCGTTACCGATCAGGTGGTGGCCGCATTCGCCCCCGCATTAGAGGCCATAGTTGTCCGTTTCACAGCGTTTCTTCAACAGTCAATAAAGGCTAAGGGTGGAGTTGAGAACTTTGCCAGAGCGATAGCTGTTGATCTTCTTGGTGGTGTACAGATTGCATTACAGGCATTTGAAGATTTAGCCAACGGATTTATTAGCGTTTATAACATGGCATTGCGGGGCAAAGATGCTCTGACAAGAATGTTTACTGATGAAGCCGAAATGAACGCTAGACAGTTGCGTACTGAGATTGAAGAAATCACTCAGGCGA